TTATGACTTGTTGACGGATTGTTGACGGTTTGATTCTTTTTGGCTTTTTGACCGGAAAATAGTATCCAATTTTTCAGCTGCCGACTTATCCGCAGTTCGGAGCGCGTGGCCGTAAGTATCCATCGTAATACCGATATCAGCATGCCCAAGTCTTTCTGATATAATTTTAGCATGCACACCCTGGTTAATTAGAAGCGTAGCCGAAGTATGTCGCAGATCGTGCAGGCGGATATGCCTTACTCCAGCTTTTTTAACAAATCGGGACCACCATTTGCTTGGTGTCGTCGGATAAAGATGATGACCGTATTCGTTACAAAACAGCCATTGGTGTTCTTGCTCATATGCATCGCCCATTTTTTCCTTTTCTTTTTCAAGATACTTTACATAAAACTTTAGCTCATCCATAACGGTTTTAGGCAACGAGACAAGGCGTGCCGACTTTTTAGTTTTAGTTGACTTGATTTCGGGTTTATTATTTTCTCCCATTACAATGGTCTGGTCAATCTCAATTGTCTGCTCGTCAAAGTTTATTTTCGAGACTTCAAGCCCTAATAATTCGCCTTTCCGCAGCCCGCCGGCCAATGCGAGGGAAGTAAAGATCCGCCAATGGATCGGCTCAGATTGTACAGCTAAAAAAAGTTGTTCCACTTCTTCCTCGTCATACACATTAACTTTGTGCATTTCCTCATCCTTATTTCGTGGCTTTTTCACACCGTCTACCGGATTGTTTTTTACCAGCTTCCATTCGTAAGCACGGCTCATGATGTTCCTTATCACCCGGTATGTATATTGTTTGACGTGGATTGAGCTTTCCCCATTTCCATCGGTGCGCTTTAGATTATTCAAAAGGTTTACGATGTGTATTGTTTTGATTTGGTCTAGCCTAAGGTCACCAAGCACCGGTTCTATATGGTTTTTAAAGTTGCTCAGATAATTATTTAAAGTGCCACCTGACAGGGCTTCTTTTGCATATTTTTTCTCCCATTCCTTTACAAACTCAGATAGTACCATTTTTTCAGGTGCAATATATTCCCCGGCTTCCACTTCAATTTTAAATTTTGTCAGTTCATCATTTAAATACTCATTGAGTTTTTTCTTTTTCTTTAATAACTGCGGATCATTAACATGGATTGTTTTTGTTCTTTTTAGGCGTTTTCCCTTCGCACTATATCCAATCTCAACAACAAGTAGAAAAGAGTTTGCGCCACGTTTTTGTATACTTGCCATATTCATTTACCTCCATTTTGTACAAAAAACTCATTGACATTGTACAGAAAATTAAGTACGTATGTTCTTCTTTAGTTCTAAAGAAAAGCCCCTCAGGGCCTTTCTTATCTTTCACATGCATAATTGTCGTGATCCCGGTCCATCTTTTCTTGATAAGCAGGGTGTCCTTTCGGCACTCCGTTTGGATATTTTTTTCTCAACTCGGTACAGTTTGCAAAAATTTCTGTTGCCCCGGAAGAAGCGGGAGCACTTGTAGCCGATGAACTTGAACTATTTGAAGATCCAGAACTCGTTGAATGCCTCGTTGTGCTGGAACTTGATCTACTGGAAGCTGTGCTTGTTCCTGCCGATGCCTTTGCACACCCATTGAATCCAGAATCAGTTACAAATCCACTATCTGACCATATATTGAGGTGCCTGCTTTTAGCAGCATTTTCATCACTTTCATATTTTGAGAGATACTTGTATGGTGGGTTATAAATGTAAGCTACCCGGGCGTATCCGCCTTTCAGTAATTCTTCCTGGACTGATTTTCCGTTGACATAAACATAGGCCAGCAACCGACCATATTTATCATATTTATCACCGTTGGTTTCAAATTCGAGTGTCAGCTTGCCACTATTAACCAGCTGCTTGTTTTTGTTATAGGCACTTTCCGCAAACGGCTGTACACATGTTCCTGGTTTCTTTTCCTCTGGCGTGTCAACCAACAGGTACCGCACCGTTTCAACTTTCCCATTGTAGTTTACCTTTATTGTGTCACCATCAACCGTCTCGACTAATGTAACAGCTTGTTGATTAGATGATGATGCCGGCTTTTTAGTCGTATTTGTGCTGGAACTTGATTTGCTTGTTTCTTTTTTATCAGCTGTTGCAGCAGTTGTGCTTGCTTTGCTGGAATTTGAAGCGTCGTCTTCAGTCTTTTTACTATCATCTTTCTTGTTACCGTTATCTTCCGTCTTAGATTCGTCTGATTTTTTACTAGATGATGGAGCATCAGCTTTATCTTTATCTTCATCTTGTACTTTAGACGATGCTGTTTGTGTATCGACATTGCTCTTTTTAGTAGCTGTATCTTGATTTGGGGCTGAAATTCCAAAAAGAATAAAAAATACAATAGTAAGGATAAGATATCCGATCCCAGCGGATTTCTTTGTCTTCTTCTTTGACCAAAAGGCAACGTTTGGTTTGAACAGACCTACAAATATTAAAACAAGAGAAACTAATGCCAATATCAGAAAGATGCCGTAGATGTGAGTAAATACAAATTTTACTGCCTGGATTGCCAAACCAATTAAAAATAAAACAATAATAAATCCCAGGCAACCGGTTCCTCCCTTTTTCATTTCTTGAACCCCCTAAATTAATTTGCAAAATGCGTATGTTTTGCTTTCCATTTTTCTAAAGCGATAAATAACCAAAAGCTATATATTCCTAGTGTGATCACGCAGAAAAACCACCATTTAATCCAGTTTCCAAACAACTGGACTGCTGTACCATCGAAACTCAAGCGCCGGCCTTCTACAACGGTGTGTTTGGTTTTCCAACTATAAATCATAGTAAAAGACCATGGGTAGCAGATCCCCAGTGTACAAACCGTTACCAAAAATCCTAAAATGCAATAACCGATGTACTGTGCTAACCCCCCATCAAAATGTGATTCTAAATTCTGACTTGCTGCAACCGGACTTGCCATTAAAATTCCCCCTGTAAAATATTTTTATATTAATCTCTTTATGAGATTACGCACAATTATGAAATCAGCATATGTATTTAGCAAGAGTGTTATAAAACTTCAATGCCTCATCTTTCCCTTGTAGTAGCTTTAATTCATGCTTATCGTGCTTTGTGGTAATCATAATTTTATCGGACATAGACCAAAACTTATCCTTTACGATCCCAATTTCATCAATACGGGAATAGGGAATGGATACAACTCCTGTTTCTTTACCAAGCAAGGATTGGTCAACAAAAATCAGACGTTTATTTGTCAAAGCAACAAAATCAATGGCTAGACCATAAACATGCTCGATTGTTTCCCCATCGAATAGAAATTCCTGTATTTGCTTTTTGTACCTGTCTTCTGCAGATGTGTTGAAAAAAGCCAAAGTAATTTCCTCCTTAAAAGTATTGTATATAAATAATTTCTATTTAGAGAATGCTGACTTTTCATGTAAGTATAATTGCAGGAAAAAAGTACCATTTTTCATCTATAAAAAACGTTCCATTTCATAAGGAATGCCATTTTCTCGGAGTACATCGAACTTAGTTTCGTAATCTTGCATATTTTTATTGTATAAAAGCAGATTGACAGCGAATTCATTTGCTTCGCGTTCGATTTTTGCCTTTGAAAACAATGTGTTTTTATGAAGAAATGGCGTGTTTTCATTAGGGTGTAAGATAGCATGTCCAAGTTCATGAGCACAGACAAACATCATTAAATAGTCATCTATGTCACAATTGATCGTAATTACCTGTTGTCTGACATTTTTCATATAAAAGCCTAGAGTATTGCCTAAAGGGAAATATCTTATGATAATATTTTTGTGATCAGCAATCTCAAATGGATTGTTTGTTCTGTGCTTTTTTATTTCTTTATTAACAATCTCTTTTAACCAATCCATAATCCTTCACCCCTAAGCTTCATCATCTGGATCTTTGCGATATTTCTTCGGAGTGAATTTTTTCTTTGCGATTTGCTTAGTCAGGCGAAGGTTGCTTTCAATTGCGGCTCGCACAAGTTCTCTTGTTTCCTCATCCATTGGTTCCCCGTCGAATGCTAGCGCCGTGTCGGAGTCCATTTCTTCCAGGATGCTTTCCATTTTTTTTGCAATGTCTTTTTCGTCTTTTTCTGTCAGTTTCGGGAGATCACTAGACCGACCTAATAAATAATCGGTTGTAACGTCTAATGCTTTAGCAAGATCCTTAAGCATTTCATTAGATGGTGTACTATATTCATTTTCATAGTTACTTATGGTTCCCTTGGTTGTCTTGACTAAGTGGGCAAGTTGTTCTTGGGTAAGTTTTTTGTTTTTTCGTGCCTGACGGAGCCGTTTCGCTAGCACCTTAATCACCACTTCCATTTATGTACAAGTTTATTGTACAGCAAAAACAGGATCTTTAAATAAAAGTACAAGAAAATCATATTTTTCTATTGACATACAAGAAACTTGTACTATAATGGGGATATAAAGTTCAAGATTCTCATACGACAGGAGGGGATAGCTTGAGAAATGAACGCCTTGCTAAGGCACGCCACCGGAAGAATCTAAGCCAAAGTGAATTAGCAGAGAAGCTTGGATGCAGTAAGCAAGCCGTTAGCAATTGGGAAACCGGATATTCTAACCCACCTTTAAAAATGGCAATAAAATTATCTGAGATTCTTGATAAAGATGTCGATTATTTATTCGGCAAAAAAGTACAAGATTCTCAAACAAAGAAGGAGGTTTGTTAATTGAACTCATTGCAAGTCTTCAATTTTAAACAAAATGAAGTTCGCACCATTTTAAAAGATGGCGAACCATGGTTTGTTGCAAAAGATGTAGCAAGTATTTTGGAATTTAAAGATGCTTTTTCGATGTGCCAGCATTTAGACGATGATGAAAAGCAAAACCTTCAATTAGAAGGTTTTAAACGGGGAGCTATTGCCATAAGCGAGTCAGGACTATATTCAGCAATACTCCGCAGCCGCAAACCTGAAGCCAAAGAATTCAAACGTTGGATTACCCATGAGGTTATCCCGTCCATCCGAAAACATGGCGCATACATGACACCAGAAACGCTCGAAAAAACAATCAGTGATCCTGACTTCCTGATCGGGCTACTTACCAATCTCAAAGAAGAAAAAGCAAAACGAGTTAAGGCCGAGCAGGAACGAAATCAATTGATCGAACAGCAAAAAGCTGACCTACCGTATACAAGTTTTGGAAAAGTCGTTTCAAACTCAACTGGTGCAATCAGTATCGGAGCATTTGCCAAAATGCTGTACGACAAGCACGGCATCAACATCGGCCGTAACAAATTATTCGCTTGGCTACGTTCCCATGGATATCTCATCTCCGGCGGACGTGAACACAACAATCCAAAACAAACTTATTTGGAACAAGGGTTGTTTGTTGTAAAGCCAACCGTTGTCAGCCGAACAGAAGGAGACGTTGAAAAACTAACACCTCTAATCACTGGCAAGGGTCAAATCAAAATTGCCGAACTCCTGATCAAAGAATTTGAGGTGGTGGTCTAAATGCGTAACAACACCCTAACAGTCCAAGAAGTTGCAACTTATTTAGGTGTTCACCCAGACACAATTTATACCATGGTCCGTGAAAAGCAGATCCCATTTTTCCGAGTTAGGAAACGCATCTTCTTTTCGCGTGAATCAATCGATAAATGGATTGCTGCCCAGGAAAACAGTGTTGCATCGTTCTAGTTTTATCTTACTGTTTTCTGATGTCCAGAATAAACAAGATCTTTGTACAGGGGGAAACTACTGATGAAAGAATCTGCAAAGGTGCAAGAAGCCTTGGCGATTCTGCAACAAGAAGGACTAACACAGAAACAAATCGCACAAGACACTTACCAGTCATATGAACTGGTAAACAAGCAAACGAAAGGAACGCGTACCATGAATAAAGATGTCGCACGTCATGCCATACAGACCTATAAAAATTATGAATTCGAGCAATCAATCCTGCACGAGTTTTCGGAAGGACTGGCAAGCCCGGTTATGGGAGGACCGTACGTTGAACGGCACCGTATGGTTCTGGAAGAAATCGCAGAAGCAGAGATAAAGGATGCACTCCGTATCATCGACGAAGTTTCCTTGGTCAAGCCTCCGAACGTATGCTCAAATGACGAACGGGAGGATGTTCGACGGATGATGCATGAGCTCATCGAGGCTCGGGTAACGATCGACAACCTGCTCATGATATTGGAACGAGATTATGGTTTTACTGTAATGGAAGAATCAAAGAAAGTACTTAGAAAACTACGAAGTGAGAGGCGAATTTGATGATTACCAAAGAAGATTTTTTGCCGGTTGATTTGCCAAAAGCAATTGAGCATTACAAATGCTGTAAAACATGCCTGCATTTAGCTGAAACCGAACTGGAACTCGGGCAGCTCAACATGGCAGAAATGCGAATGATTGATTTTAACCGGTCTCTCGCAGAGCTGAAGCGATTGAAAGAACGGAAAATCCAGCAGGACCGAATCAATGCCATGATTTGTGAATTGATCGAAAAAGGCATTGATATTCACAAAATTATATTTTTGGGTGGTCAACAAAATGGGTGAGCTCATATTCATGGGATGGTTTGTTCCGGCCGTAATCATTGGCAGATGGCTTTTAGAGGAGTGGCTGAAATGAATATTTACGAAAAGGCTGAAATTATTCTGGAAGCATTGTCCGAATACATCAACGTCGACGATGAAGCTTTTCATGACATTTATATCAAAGCAATCGTCAATGGCTTGGTTGAAATTAGACAAAAAGAAAAGCAGTAAGAAGATGCGCTTCAAACTACCCTTTAACGAAGGAAATTATATACATGTTAATTTGCTCTTTCATTATACCACATACAGCGAGGTGTGTGAAATGAAGAAGAAATGGATTAGCTATTCAAGTGTTAATCGTTATTTTAAAAAAGTGTTTGGCCGCAGTCACGGGTGGTTTATTGAGACCACAGACGCTGTCATTATCATCAAAGATTATGACCATAGCCGGCTGATAGATCATAAGCAAGAAATCAAGTCGAAACTAGGCGTGATGCTCGCCTAGTCCACCGGAGATAGCCTCCCGGTGCTGATGAGACAGGCCAAAGGCAGTGGCGGAATAGTAGACGCTAAAATCTGAGAGTCAGGCTGCGAGTCGGTTCGATTCCGACATAGAGCTGGTGCTAGGGTCTGGACACTTGCAAGGTGCAAATCCTTGCTTGCCTTTTAGACAAAAAAAGGAGGTGAATTTATGATTTTAACCTTTATTAGTTGGATTGTTTCTATTCTTTCTCTGATTGTTTCGATTGTCGTAATGATTCAGTACAGGAACTAATATGCTTAAATTTTTTAATAAGAAAGGGGCGAGTAAATGAAAATTAAAACAGGTGATTGGCTTAAACTGAATCGCTTTGAAAAGCACATCTTGTTGTGCCTGGCAATTCAAGCTGGAAGGGGTGAAAAGAATGAAACAGCCAGTGCTTAATGTGAATGGGAAACGATTCAAAGTTCACAGCATCGATTGGTACCGTGACGGAAGGATTTGCAGTATCACAGTTTGGATGAATGGGAAGAGCAAAACAATTTTCAATGATAATCCTTCTATTTTCAAGTATGGAATTGTTTTCGATGGTGAAACGGAAGACTCATATTCACAGCATTACATGCTTGATTTAAGCCAGGAAGGACTGATAACACTATGAACACAATTGAACACCCCGATATTACAAGAATGCGCCGGTATGGAGATCTGAGAAATGACCCGGAGTTTTTCGGTTTCGACTATTTCGGTGATGAAATCTTTTTTGGCGAAGAAGTAGTTGAAATTGATGGTGATCTCGTTTTGCAAGATAACCTTCAATTGTATCTGGAAGAAGTTTGTGGTGCGAAGTTTTACACAGCCTAATAAAAAACTCCCTTTGCCGAGGGAGTGAAACGCACAAATATTAACCATCACAAACATTTTACAGGTCTTTGAAAACTAAATCAAGAGGTGAAGAAACATGGCGATGAATCAAAATACCATTCCTACAAAGGAAATGAGCCGGTATGAATGGCTCCAAGAGCGCACAAAGGGAATTGGCGGCAGCGATGCTGGCGTAATTCTAGGTCTAAATAAATACCGCACAGCATTTGAATTGTGGCTTGAAAAAACCGGCCAGGTAGAGCCAAAAGAAATCGACAGTGAAGCAATTTATTGGGGAAATCAAATGGAGAATGTCGTGGCAAAGGAGTTTGAAAAGCGCACTGATAAAAAGGTTCGCCGGTCAAACTTTATGTATCAACATCCAGATTATCCTTTTATCCGTGGCAATGTAGATAGATTGGTGGTCGGCGAGTCTGCGGTGCTGGAATGTAAGACAGCCAGCGCGTATCTTGCGAAAGAGTGGGCAGGTGATGAGGTTCCGGCCTCATACCTTGTCCAAGTCCAGCACTATTTGGGCGTTACAGGCCGGGAAAAAGGATACATTGCCGTGCTGATCGGCGGAAACCGGTTCGTGTGGAAGGAAATCGAGCGTGACGAAGAGTTGATCAACATGATTTTTGAAGCCGAAAAGAACTTTTGGGAAAACAATGTGATGGCCGGTGTTGCCCCGAAACTGGACGGAAGTAGCGCAGCCGAGAAGTACCTGGCTGAAAAATATGCTAAATCGGATCCGGATAAAGAGATTGTTCTTCCCAAAGATTTTAATGCCTATTTGAAGGAATACTTGAAGATAAAGGAAAACGAGAAGCTCATCAAAACAGCTAAAACTGAGATCGAGAACAAAATCAAGGCTGAATTGAAGGATGCTGAAATCGGTCAGGTAAGTGATTACCTTGTCACTTGGAAAAAGCAGGTACAAAACCGGGTTGACTCCAAAGCGTTACGAGAAAAGTTCCCAGACATTTACCAGCAGGTTTTGAAAGAAACATCATTCCGCAAATTTGCGGTAAAGGAGGTTAAGTAATGGCTACAAATGCAGCACTAAAAAATCAAATTGCAAACAAACAGGAAGGAACAAAACAAGTATCTGCCCAGTCACTGGGGTTAAAGGCACTGCTGAATACCCCAACGATGCAGAAGAAATTCGAGCAGGTACTGGACAAGAAAGCGCCACAGTTTATGTCTTCACTGCTTAATCTTTACAACGGTGACCCAAACATTCAGGCCGCCGAACCAATGAGTATTATTTCAAGTGCCATGGTTGCAGCAAGCCTTGATTTGCCGGTGGACAAGAACCTGGGTTATGCATGGATCGTGCCATTCTATGATAGCAAGAAAGGCCATAAAGCAGCTCAGTTTCAACTTGGCTATAAAGGGTACATTCAGCTGGCTTTGAGGACAGGACAATATAAGGCAATAAACGTTATTGCAGTCCGAGAAGGCGAGCTTAAGAAATGGAATCGATTGACGGAAGAAATTGAACTGGATCTGGAAGGTGCCACAAGCGATAAGGTAGTCGGCTACTGCGGATATTTTAAGCTGATTAACGGATTTGAGAAGACAGTTTATTGGACCAAAGATGAGATCGAAGCGCACCGGATCCGGCACAACAAAATGAAAGACAAGAAAGCTCTTAATAACGTTTGGAAAAGCGATTATGACGCAATGGCCATGAAGACAGTTATCCGGAACATGCTCGGCAAATGGGGCATCCTGAGCGTTGAAATGCAGACTGCTGTTACTGAGGATGAACGAGAAACGCATGACATAACAGATGAAGTGGATGACGAGCCGGAAGTAATTGATTATCATCCAGAACCGGAAGAAAAGAAAGAAGAAGTTGGACCTGATCCGCAACCGGAAACAGAAAATGAAAAACAGTCAGTTAAGGAAATGAAAGACAACGAGTTTCCATTTTAATAAAAGCGTCCCCTCTTCTTTGAGGGGGCTGCCAATAAAAATAAGGTGGTGAAAACTTTGGCACGGCCAAAAAAAGAAGGAATGGACTATTTTCCGCATGATACAGATGCAGTAAATGATGAAAAAATTGAAGCTTTACGGTTGCTTTATGGGAACGATGGATATGCTTTTTATTTCATCCTGCTAGAAAGAATTTACCGCACCGCAGAATTTGAACTCGACATTTCTGACGCAGAAACTATTCAGATACTCAGCAGAAAAGTAGGGGTTTCTGCTGAGAAATTTGAACAAATGTTGGAAACATCACTCAAACGGAAATGTTTCGACCGAGAGGCATATGAGAACAGGAAAGTTTTGACATCCCCCGGGATAAAAAGCAGGGCGGGGGTGGTGATTGAAAAGCGAAAAAAGATGCAGAAACGCTACCAACTATCAAAAAATGAAGTTTCTGCCCCTGTTTCTGATGAGTTTCTGCCGCAGAAACCAGACAGAAACGCCGCAGAAAGTACACAAAGTAAAGTAAAGCAAAGTAAAGTAAAGAAAAGTAAGTATGCTGCTATAGAATCCGCCTTTTTAAATCTTGGCGGAGGAATCATTCTTAATCCTGATGATATTGCTTGCATAAATAGAATGGCCGAATTGGATGTCGAAGTCGAGCAAATTATTTCATGGATGAAAACGAAACATGATGATTTCTACCGAAAAAATCCAAATGGGAAGATATCGTCTATTAAATACTATGAACCATATGTCAATGATATGTATCAAAAACTTAAAAGCAATGTTGTTCCATTTTCCGGATATAGGCCAAAAAAAGAAGAAACGCTGGAGGAACGATGGGAACGGATGAAACGAGAAGGAAAACTTTCTTTTCTTGAGGAGGGCAGTAAATGAACGCTGATCAGATCTTAAAAATATTAAAGACGATCAACTCTGCCTATTCGCGGTTTGACGTTACCGATGATCGGATTGCTTTATGGGGAGACATGCTCAAAGATATGGACTTTAACAAGGTAATGCACCGGCTAAAAGCCCATATCAAAGATAAGCCTTTCCCACCTTCCATATCCGAAATATCGGTCTATGAAACACCTAAAAACGAATTTTTAGAGAAATACAGAAGATGGCAACTCGAGGGGGCTGAACGCATTGCAAAACAACGAAGAGATGAACGTGGACAGTCTGAACAACAGCCTCGCTCCGACAAGTGAGACGCTAGAAGCCGAAAATATGGTTCTTGGGGCCGTGTTTTTGGAACCAGACCTGATAAATGAAATCGTTCTGGAGCCGGAACATCTGAACCATATGAAAAACCGGCTCATTTTGAAAGCAATGAAAGAGCTGCAAAGCGAGAATGTGGGAATTGACACTGCAACGGTTGTCAACAAGATCGGAAACAACTTAGAAAATGTCGGCGGGGTCTCCTACATAACAGAACTAGCTGTTTCATGTCCGTCCACTGCAAATATTGCATCCTATCAAAATATTGTGTTGGAGCAATACAAGACACGGAAACTGGCAGAAGCTGCGGCAAATTTCCTGAACAACAAAACCGATCAAACGGCAGATGACATTTATCGAACGTATGTGGAAATGCAGGAAATTGGGTTAAAAAAAGAAAGCAACAAACGAGAAACACTTATGGAAATCTATGCCGAGATGAACGAAGATCACGGCGAGCTTACCGGAATTGATACGGGTTTCAAAGATTTAAACGACATGACCGGTGGACTAAATGGCGGAGACTTAATCATAGTGGCGGCCAGGCCCTCAATGGGTAAAACAGCCTTTGCCTTAAACTTGGCAATGAAATGCTGCGTGACTGGTGGTGTAGCAGATGTATTTTCTCTTGAGATGCCGGAAAAGCAGCTGACACAGCGCATGTTAAGTGCAATCGGAAATATTGAAGGTGCCAAGTGGAGAAACCCGTACCGGACATTTTCTGACGAAGATCGAAACAGGGCGATGAAAGCAATCGGAATATATGACAAGTGGCTTATGAACATCCATGATGAATCCACGCAAACCGTCGCAGAGATAAGGGCGGCCGTAAGAAAAACGCAGCGGAAGTACCCGGATCTGAAACACATTGTCGTGATAGATTACCTGCAGCTGATTACGACGCTCGGAAAATTTGACCGGCACGACCTGGCAATTGGCAGCATTACGCGAGAGTTAAAACAGATGGCAAGGCAGTTTAATGTACCTGTAGTGCTCTTATCGCAACTTTCCCGAGGCGTTGAGCAAAGACAGGACAAACACCCTATGATGAGTGATCTGCGCGACTCTGGCAGCATTGAGCAGGATGCAGATATGATTATGTTCTTATATCGCGAAGATTATTATGAACGCGATACAGACGCAAAGAACATTGTTGAAATCAATATTGCGAAGCAACGAAATGGCCCTGTCGGCACGGTACAGCTGGCATTCATGAAAGAATATAGCAAGTTCTTGCCACTAGAAAGGAGATATGAGGAATGAGCGCACAAGCTGTTTTTAAACAGATGCGTAATCACTTTCTGAAGACTGGTGAAATTATGCAAGGTGCTGAATTCACTAGGAAAATTGCAATGAGATATGATGTTGATTCCGTAATTGATGGGCTGTTGATGTTTAATCGGTATCTAGATGAACAGCGGAAGGAAGTGGGGTGAAAAAATGACCAATGCCACAATATCCGAGCTAAAGCGGAGCCACCTACTCCGCCAGCTCGAAAAAGTGAATATCACTGAATTTAATAATCAATCAATCTACAACCTATCTTATCATGATCTCTTGTACGCTTTAACCCTCCAAAAAATACAAATGGGTGAGTGATATGGCAAAGAATCCGGTTATCCAGCAGGCTTATGAGCGTGGCAAGCGTGAAGGAATCGAGATCGGCATGCAGATGGGCATTAGCAAAGCGATTGGATTTATGCAGGCAAGGCTAAACAAACTGGCTGAGACGCCCGGGATCGGGCCCAAGACGATAGAGAAATTCAAACAGGCTTTTGGAAAGGAGTATTTTAAGTGAACCTACAAAAATTATTTGAAGCGCAGGCGGAACTGGATAGGCACATTGTTGAAAAGAAAGGATTGCATGGCGTTAATTTGCTACCGAACTTAATCCTGGCTTTGCAAGTTGAACTTGGCGAATGTGCAAATGAATGGCGAGGGTTTAAGCATTGGAGCAATGATCAGGAACCGAGAACAGAAATACCGATTGATTGTCCGTATTGTTACGGTAAAGGTTACATGAACCACGATGAAGTTTTTGAAGGTGGAGAACCTTGGCCTTGTAAAAGGTGTGATGGATCAGGTGTTTACGGATACAAAAATCCTTTACTTGAAGAATTCGTCGATTGTCTGCATTTTATTTTGAGCATTGGAAACCGTCTTGGGTTGCAAGATATAAATCCTTGGTATTCCAGTGTTGCGGTCAGCTTTGGCGCCGATAAATTAACAATGCAATGGCAAGAAGTATTTGAATGTGCTTCAACTTTTAGACAATATACAGAAGATAGCAGAAAAGCATGGTATGAATTTCTTTTTTCAAACTTCCTTGGACTAGGTGAAATGCTCGGCTTTACCTGGGAACAGATTGAAGCTGCCTATTTCGAAAAGAATGCCGTAAATCATAGACGGCAGGAAAATGGATATTGAGGTGCAAACATGCAGGAACGAATGACAGCAAAAGAATACCGCAAGCAAACTAAAAAAACGAAGTATGGCTCAAAAAAAGTTGAATTGGATGGATATATCTTCGATAGCAAGATCGAGGCCAGATATTATGAACAGCTCAAATGGTTGCAAGCAAACGATCAAATCTTATTTTTTCGGTTACAGCCGCGGTACTTGCTTCAGGAAGCTTTCGAGAAAAACGGAAAAAAATACCGCAAGATTGAGTACATCGCAGATTTCGAGATCCACCATTTGGATGGATCCATCGAAGTTGTGGATGTAAAGGGCGTGGAAACTGAAGCGTTCAAGATAAAGAAAAAGCTGTTCGAACATAAATATCCCCATAAACTCAGCTTGGTTACATACAGCAAGAAGTGGGGCGGCTGGGTTGAGCTTGAAGAGCTGGAGAAGAAGCGGAAGGCAGTAAAGAAAATGGCACAGTTAGGGATTTAGTTTTCTAGCCTTCGTGTTGGCTCATATTCGTGTCTTAAAACTAAGCATGACTATTTATATATAAAACTCTCAAAGCGTCTTATAAACCAAAATAAACAGTTTAGGAGTGGTATGGATGACAGTAACTTACGTTCATGATCCTGAGGACAGATACAATCTCCGAACCAGCACCGGATGGAGAGCCAAACGCCCCGGCAAGGTTACAATCTGGTATCTAACTCCGGAACAGCTGGAGCGGGTAAGACGGGGCGAGCGCACAACGGATGTGATTGGCAATGGCAAGAAGGGTCGTTGAACATCGGGCCTTATCTAAGGACCGTGAAGAATTGGTAGTTATAACAGTCTATGAGGAAGGGTTGAACAAAGAACGGATACGGAAGGATAGCATCTTTAGCAAGAAACATGCCGTGCTGGTAAAACGCGGCGGAAAATATGACTGGAAGTGATGGAGACAATGTCGGTTGACCGGATGATCAAGCTTTTTGAAAAACTGCGATACAGGCACGATATGTTTACTGTCTTTGCGGATTTTCTTGAAATGTCGGCGATATCTATTTCAAACGCGGTGGATTTGCAACATATGAAAGAGCGTGAGGCACGGTACATGGAGATCGTGAAAAAGTATGACAAGAAGGAAATGGAAATATTTCCTCAAATCCTTGGTGAGCTGATTAACTCACTAGACAAGCATCCGTCAGATGTGCTGGGTGATATCTTTATGAAATTGGAACTTTCAAGTTCCTGGCATGGTCAGTTTTTTACACCGATGTCGCTTGCAAATATGTTTGCAGAACTGACAATTAGCGGATATGAGAAGCAAATTAAGAAGAAAGGTTACTTCACATTAAATGAGCCTGCTTGTGGTGGAGGAGCAACCATAATCGGCATGGTCAATGCATTGGAAAAACGAAAGTTAAATTATCAGGCCTGTATGCGGGTTGTGGCACAAGATATCGATGCAAAAGCAGTTCACATGTGTTATCTGCAGCTGAGCCTTCTTGGCGTGGATGCGGTCATTCTGCAGGGCGATACGCTTTCCTATAAATTTTCAGACGTATGGATGACGCCAAACCATATTTTGAAATGGGCACGCTCACGGAAACAGGTACCGGATCCAAAGCCACAATTTGAACAACTAAGCCTTGCGCTTTGAATGGATGTATAAAAAAAACCGGGTTCCCCCGGCGTGGTAAAGGTTGGTTACCTATATTTTACCATAGGGGGAATACCGGTGGAAGAATTAAACAAACAAATGGTCGCTCAAATAGATTTGATGGAAAATGCGGTTTATAGGGTCGTAGATGGCCAACTGATCAAGGTAACAAAGCCAGGGACAGGGTTCGGTGAGCAAATTATCACGTGGCAAAATAATAAGCCGACCCATTGCAAAATCACTTTTACGGAAAAGTAGAACAATGCTGCGATAGAAAGGGTGAGAGAATGGCTAAATCTTTATTATGGTTGATAGTCATCTTGGGGTTTTTATCTTTGGTAATTACTCATTCTAGTGGTGATCATATTGGGGCGTTCCCTCGAGTAATGTTGCTTTCATGCCTGGGAATATTGGCTTTATGCGAGTCGATTGAAAAGGTAAATAAGTAATTCACATTAGACCGAAACTACGCGGGAAGGAGAAACAGATAATTGCAAAGAATCTTAGACGCCTGTTGTGGCAGCAAAATGTTTTGGTTTGATAAGCAAAATGAAGATGTACTTTATATGGACAACCGGCAGCTGAACGATGTCTTGTGTGATGGAAGAACATTGAATATTAATCCAGATGTGATTGCCGATTTCCGGGATATGCCTTTTGCAGATGAATCGTTTTATTTAGTTGTTTTTGACCCACCACATCTTATTCATGCAGGCGTAGATTCCTGGTTGGCCAAAAAGTACGGCCTATTAGATGAATTATGGCAATTCGATATAAAGCAAGGATTTGAAGAATGCATGCGGGTTTTAAAAACAAACGGAACACTCATTTTTAAATGGAACGAGGATCAAGTGCCTTTGAAAGAAGTACTGCAAGCTATTGACCATAAACCTTTATTCGGCAACAGAAGAAGCAAAACGCACTGGCTTGTATTTATGAAGGATTGATCTCACGTACGGGCACCATTGCGGGGGAGTGATAAATCATTGAAAAAACATAAATTTTTTATGAATGTTTTGTATGTTTCTGGTGCTGCATTTGAAGAAATTGTTGAATTACCAGCTGATTTAACTGATGAAGAAGTTGAGGAAGAATTTAAAGAATGGATTTGGAATAACCTTGATGTTTACCGAGAAATAAAAGATTAGTTCGCAGTTAGACCATATTGTGCATAGAAGAAAGGTGATGAATTTGAAAATAAATCGTAGACGGAAAAGAGCAATTAAAAAGGCAGAAAGAGAAATGGAAATACTCGAAGATTGGAAGGAACGTGTGTTACTGGTCGGTGGTTCATTAAGAAAAGACAGAGACGGTAAATATTACGGAGTTGCATATTTCGATTAATTGGCCTGTCACTAGGCAGATTGACGTGGAAAAAATAAATATTGCTACTGGAACAACCAGGGCACTGATTAATCGCTATTATGGCGGTTATTCGGTGCCTTTTTTATTTTGTAAAAAGGGGTGTGGATGATGAAGCCAGATATTAAGGAACAGCTTAGGGAGTGGAAACAGCAGCACCGGGAAGCAACCGGCTACGGCAAGAAAAAGAAACGCCGGCAGAAGGCAGAAAAGGGAAAATCAGAGCGTTTAAGCGAACGTGAGATAAAAGACCTTATGGGATATTACGAGCCTGTATTTAAGCGCGGTAAAGGCGGAGCATGGAGGAATGGAAGATGAATAAAAAAGAGATTTCAGCTGCTTTAAAGGACTACCATTGGATGATTAATGAAATTCAAAGACAGCGCAAAATGTTGGAAAATCAAGTGGGGGGGAATCTTACAGCTCAATATGGTGAAGAGTCGGCTATGCCAAAAGCGAAAGGAGTGAATAGCGATCCGATCTTTCGCGAAGTGATCCGCCGTGAGAAAAAATCGAAATGGATTGCCAGGATTGAAAAGAAAGTGCTGTTTATCCAGGAGCATATTGACTGTGTGCAGGGAGAAAGGGAAAGGGCAGTTTTGGAATGTTTGCTTGATGGAATGAGTGTGATTGCGATAAGCCGGCATATGGGCTTATCTGAACGGAATATTTATAAGCTACGAGAAAATATAATTGAAATGATGATGCAAAATGCAGGAAATGCAGAAAATGCAGAGATTGCATGAAGTTTTTTGCTTCTAATTTTTTTCTGTACAATGGGAGGCAGGAACGGCGCGGCAGGTTGGTCGTGCCACTGTTCGTTGAAAACCTCATTTCACCTTGCAGTGAACAATACAAGAAAGCACTCAGTACGGATCGTTCGGGTGCTTTTTTATTTTGTGTCTAAAAAATATTCGGAGGTGGGGGAGTGATGTGAGATGGCAAAAGGTAAATACCAAGAATGGTTGACGCCTGAAGGCTTAACACTCCTAGAAGGCTGGGCTAGAGAAGGCCTTACTGATGAACAAATAGCCCATAATATGAGTATCTCACGTTCAACGTTAAATGAATGGAAAAAGAAGTATCCGGACATTTCGGACGCCTTAAAAAAGGGCAAGGAGGTTGTTGATCTCCAGGTTGAAAATGCTTTGCTGAAACGAGCATTAGGCTATGAATACACTGAGAAAAAATATGAAACAGTGGAAATGTCAGAGGAAGAATATTATGCGTGCCAAAAAGCTGCAGTAAGCCGTTTCAAATTAGAACATCCGGAAGCAACTTTTGAGGAAATTCAAGCTGTCGAGTTAGGTGTTCCACGCTATAAACCCGTTTTGACAGAAGAAAAAACAAAAGAGGTCGCTCCCGATGTCACGGCCCAAATCTTTTGGCTCAAGAACCGGAGGCCGGATAAATGGCGTGATAAACAGGATATTGAGCATAGCGGATCCATTAAAAATGAAATTGATATGTCCGGTCTGTCCCTCGAGGAGTTGAGACGACTTGCTAAAGACGATCACTCCTAAGATACGGAAAGCCATTGCACAGCAAGCCAAAAGGGAGTTGGCCAGGCGTTCCTATCGTGATTACGTTGAATATGTCCACCACGGCCATTACAGGCATTTTAGGCATACTGAATTGATTTGTGAACATCTGCAGCCGATCGCAGACGGCGAACAGCATTTTATCATGATCGAAATGCCCCCGCGGCACGGGAAGTCCATGACGGTGACGGAAACGTTCCCGTCTTATTTTATTGGCAAAAACCCTGATAAACGGGTTATAACCGCAGCATATTCAGATGGATTAGCAACAAAGTTTGGGCGGGTAAACCGGAATAAGTTCAATGAGTTTGCTCCTGAAATTTTCGGTGTGCAATTATCTGAATCTAATGCTGCTACAAAAGACTGGGGCGTTTCGGGGCATAACGGCGGCATGATTTCAACCGGTATCGGTGGCTCAATCACCGGCCAGGGCGCCGACTTAATGATCATTGATGACCCGATCAAGAACATGAAAGAAGCACAGTCCCAATTGATCCGCGATAACATCTGGGATGAATGGGAAGCGACACTGTCAACCCGTTTGCATGATGGCGCCAGCGTAATTGTCATTATGACTAGATGGCACGAAGATGATCTTATCGGCCGGCTTTTAGCCAGGAGCCCCCGGAAATGGGAACGGCTGAGGCTGCCAGCGATTGCAGAGGATGAAAACGATCTGCTTGGCCGGGAAATTGGCGAAGCTCTTTGCCCTGAACTCGGGTTTGATGAGCAATGGGCAGAAGAAAAGAAAACTGAAGTGGGGTCCCGGACATGGGCGGCACTTTATCAGCAAAGGCCATCCCCAGCCGGCGGCGGTATCTTCAAACGTAAATGGTGGAAATTCTACGTACCGGATATTCAGACACGGAACAAGCTGAACCTGGGCGAAGATGTAGCGATTTTGCCGGCGCGGTTTGATGACAATTGCCAATCTTGGGACTGTACTTTCAAAGCAACAGACAAAAGTGACTTTGTTGCTGGCCATGTTTGGGCACGAGAAAAAGCAAACTTCTATTTGCTGGACCGTGAGCATGACCGTCTTGATTTTCCAAATACGATCAGAGCAATAAAGCGTACGTCATCCAAATGGCCACAGATCAATGCAAAGTACATTGAGGACAAGGCAAATGGCTCAGCAGTCATTCAGTCGCTTCAAAATGAGATTGTTGGTATCATTCCAGTCGAACCCGAGGGCGGGAAGGAAGCCAGGGCGAACGCTGTTTCTCCATTGGTTGAGGCGGGAAACGTTTACCTACCGCATCCAGCGTGGCGCCCATGGGTTAATGATCTGATTGAGGAAGCAACAGCCTTCCCAAATGGGGCCCATGATGATGACGTGGACGCTATGACGCAGGCCATCAATCAAATGAATAAGCCGAAAGAGTTTACGAGAATAATGCCGCCGATCTTTGGTGGCATATAAGGGGGGTGAGAACAATCAGTATTCTTGATAGTTTCCGAGCCTGGCAGAATAAGAGAAATGCAAAGAGATATCTTAGCAGTGTCCGTTCGGCAATCAATAGCCAGCTGACGGGCGGCCGGGAGACACTGGATAAATGGGAGCGACAGTTTAGGTGGTATGACGGCATTATTCGCCGGGAACAGCTACGCTCTAAAAACGTAATGGACTCATTAAAAATCATTCGAGACATCAACCCGGATGCAAGCATGGCAATCTGGAACTTCCTGCGGCTCTCCAACCAGGGCCATGAGCTGGAATGCTTAAAGCCAACAGGCAGTCCGGATAAACAGGGGTTGGATTATTTAAATAGCCTAGCCGCGAGAGTAGGGAGGCTGTACGGCGGCGGTGCGGATCAATTGATCAATGTGCTTAATTTAACAGGATATACACAGGGAGCCATTGCGCTCGAAGTCGAACTGAATGAGCAGCTGAATGATGTTGTCGATTTTCATGCTGTGGACCCGGCTACGCTAGATTTTCGGAAGAATAAAGACACAGGAGAAATCGAATTGGTTCAGAAACAGCTGGATGGCACATACAGGGTCATGAATCCAAATCAAGTATTCTATCAACCTTTTGATCCGGACATTGGGGATCCATACGGCCGCAGTCCAATATTGCCGGTGCTGCAGATCGTTTTCTTCCAGGTGGAAGTGCTGAAAGATTTGAAGGCAGTCGCCCACCATCAGGGGCATGCCCGGTTTGATATTTCCGTCATGGAGGAATCAATTTTAAAAAACATCCCGCCGCAGGTGGCCGCACAGGGTGAGGATGCGGTACGAACGTTTGTTAAAAAATACATCGGTGACATTGAGAAAGCGTTCAAACAGTTGAAGCCGGACGATAATTTTTTTCACACGGATAGCGTGAAGGTGGACATGGCCGGGGGCACGCAAGGTAAGAGCATGGATGCTACGGCGCTTATTAATGTGATAAACCAGCAAGTGGTCACATCACTTAAACAACTGCCAATCCTGTTGGGCCGTAACGAGGGTACCACGGAAACGCATGGATCCATTCAGTGGCAAATTTATGTGGCAGGGATAGAAAGCATCCAGCGTGGCGTCAAGCGCATAATGGAGCGTGCATATAACGTTGCTTTGCAGGTGCAGGGACGGCAGAGTACCGCACGGCTGACGTTTAACAAGATTCGAACAACCGATAGGCAGGCAGAGGCTACAGCGGCCGCCACCGAAACCAATACACTTATTACCCAGGTTAATCAAGGGTGGGTTACAAATGATGAGGCGGCCATGCAGGCGGTCGGGCATAAGGCTGTTAGTGAGCCAGTATATCGGTTGTCTGCGCCGGCTGAAACCGAAGGAGATGAGGAAACAAACGATTCCCGAGCTGCCCGATTACTTAAAAAAAAAGTACCTTTAACGCGGGCTACTGAAGATGAATATGTCAAGGGTGTGGAAGCACAATGGGCAAGTGACATTGCAAAGGAAACGAGCAAAGCAACAGATGATTTCCATGGCTTTTTGCAAGAAGAAATGGATATCATTGTTGAAAATTTAAAAAACGCACCGGAAATGCCAACAAGATTGTTGGTTGAAATGTACTCTCGAGCAGATATCAACGAACCGATTAAAGCATTCATCGATTGGGTCAAAAAGTATATTTTGAAATCGAAAGACCGCAAGGAAAGCTGGGTAGATAAACTACTCGATTGGTTGAAACGTATAAGCACAAAAACCGGTGAAATCACGCTAGCGGAGTTAACCACGGATATTGAATTTAATGACAAGGATGAGAAACTGCTCCGGGCACTGCAGGAACGATCTTTACGCCAGGCTGAACTTATCCAGGGCGTTACCGATGAGGATGTCATAAAGACTTTGTGGGATGTTGTCATGGATGAAAAATACACCATCCAGAAGGCTACAGCTGCTTTGCAGGAGTCTTTTGCATTCAGCAAGTCCAGAGCACAGACAATAGCAAGAACAGAAATTTTGGGAGCAGCACGCACCGGACAGTTTTATGGAGACGTCCAATCCGGAATGGTAATTGGGAAAACTTGGCGGAGTGCTCACGACAGCAAGACCAGGCACGCTCATGCTGCAGCTGACGGCCAAACGGTTAAATTTGACCAAACATTTATAGTGGGTGGTGAGGAATTGATGTTCCCGGGCGATACGAGCCATGGCGCCAGTGCTAAGAACGTGATTCAGTGCCGGTGCTTCTACACAAGGGTACTGAAAGGCGAGGAAGATACGTTGGAAGAACTGATGAAAGGGGGTGATTAAGTGGGTGAAGAAGCAGAAATCTTACATTTCCCGGTCCGTGTGGCGCCGATTGCCACCAGTACAGATTCAGATCTGGAAAAGATCAACAGATTAACGTTGGAACCATTAGCTTCCGAAGATATTTTTACATTTTCGGGTATTTGTTCAAACGACAATATGGATTCTTATTTTACTCGGATGGATCCAAACACAACGTTAAAAAACTATGTTGAGGATCTTCGGTCCGGTGTAGCCCTGCAGGAAGGCCACAACATTTGGATTAATCCATACGGACGCAGCTATGATGGTCAAATGGAGGCAAATTCAGTTCGTGGTTTTTGGTACATTGTCCGTAATATGATGCTGAATGGCAATAACACTGATGATATGATACGGGCCATTCAAAGCGGTATTGTGAAAGATATGTCTGTTGGCTTTGGCGGAGATGATATCCAATATATTTGTTCAGTCGATGGACAAGACTTATATGATACACCGTATTGGCCGGGAGACCGGGGTCCGGACGGGGAGACAGTATTCTTTTGGATTAAGAATGCAAGATTAAGAGAAGTATCAACCGTTTATAAAGGATCTTGTCCAGGTGCTTATATTGATAAGGCGAGGGCATACGCACAACAAGGTGAATTGGATCCTAAAAAAATGCAACAATTAGAACGGCGCTACAACATCAGGCTGGATGATGGGAAGCGTCGTTTTTATATGCCAAAACCAAAGGGGGAAAACAGTGTGGGATTATTGGATGAAGTTAGAACAGCTATTCGCGAAAACAAAATTGAAAAGCGTGCCGTTTATGATGTATTGGCAGCAGAAGGGGAAACTTTCCGGCAACCGGATGACATTGCCATTCGGAATGAGCTCGGTGAGCAAGCCACCGTAGAAGGCGTGCGTGCGTTAAAAAAAGAAGCAGAGCAAGGGCGGGCATATGTTGCCGATTTGATTGACCAGGCGGTGCAAAGCCGGGTACGGGCCCAGGGTGACAAGTTTAATGCAGATGCCTACAAACAAATGCTGGCACGGTCCGGAGATATTGGCTTTATCAAAGACGAAATCAATTCCTATCAGGAAATGACAAAAGACCGGTTTACGCCTGGGCGCCAAACCAATCCGGATGACCCGGGAGCACGCGGCGCTGATGGCGGCGATACCGAAGATGTAGTGGTTTCAGAATATTTCAAGGGAGATGATGAATAATGCCATATATTAAGACAGGCGGCGTATTGCCGGATGATTATGGATGCTCTATTACAGTATTTGCAAGTCAAGCCACAACAGATGCGCCAATTAAGGCAGGGACGCTATTAAAATTTGATACCAGTGCACCATACACGGCCGTGAAATGTGCGGATGGGGATGCTATTCAAATGGTGGCAAAGCATGATGTACAAAGCCCAGAACAGCCACTTGGCGTATATTTGCTTGGATACAAACGCAATTACAAACTTCCGTATTCTGGTACACTTGCCATTGGTGATTCGGTCGTGGCAGATGGTAATGGCGGGGTTAAAAAAGCAGATGCCGCAAATGGTACGTTTGTTGCTCAAGTAAATTCTGACGGCACTGTAGAAGTATTCGAATAAGGGGAGGAATGCAGAATGAAAAAGATTAAAAACAAGCGTGGCGAAATCGTCGAGCTGAAAACAGGATCGGAGTTGCGCGCTGAGATGAAAAATATTGCTTTGAAAGACAAACGCCTGGCTGTGTCGGCTGATTCTCTTGTAAAAGGGAACAGCTCTTTTTTATATCGGTCATATCTTGACCAAAATGCGGTAACAGTGAGAGATGTAGCCCGGGCATTTGGCTATGACAACATCGGTATGGAGCAGGTCCGTACTTTATACGAGAACGACAACACGAAACCACTTTTCAATACGATCGTTGAAGATGGGATCCGTATTGGATATGCAAAACAGGGACGTGCTGCTCAATTGGTTGCCAAAACGGTTCCAATCGATCAGCAAACCTACCAATGGTATTACATCGATGATCCGGACAAGGATGAGCTGGACTTTTCGTATGTTGGCCAGGCCGCCCCAATCCCGACCGCGGTGATCAAGATCGATGGGAATCGCATTATTCGCGTATTTAAGCGCGGCGCTGGGGTAGAAATCACGGACGAAGCGCGCAGCATGAATATTGATATGCTTGCTTTACATGTACAACTGCGCGGCCAACGTTTAGGCCGAACAGATGAATACAGGGCTGTCGAACGGCTGCTGAATGGCTACTTTGATGATGGAGCAGATGCGGCCCCAACACTCGGCGTGAAAACGGCAAACGAATTAAAATTGACGGATGCCTGGTATGCAGCCCAATACATGCAGGACAAATTCGGGTTTACACCGAAAGTCGCTGTTATGAATCTTAAAACTGCTGAAATGTGGGCAAGCCAAAAAGAGGATTCCGGAAACTTAATCTTCTTACAAGAGGTCCGCAACGGCGATATGCCGGACTTTATTAATGCAGCCCCGTTCGTATCAGATCAAATGCCGGATAACCGAATTATGCTGGTTGATACCGACTATGCGCTTGTAAACTACCAATACAAGCCACTGAGCGTTGAAACTGACCGCAATGTGAAAACACAGGTAGAAGGCAGCTATGCAACTGTAACGGACGAATATGTTCCATTCCAGAAAAATGCCCGCCTAATCTTGACACTGGATCAAGCACGATAAGGAGTGGTCTAAATGGCAGAAGCAAAACAAAAAGCTAAAAAATATAAATTAAAAGACCCATCCACACAGTATGCGGAAGGGTCTTTTACTTTGTCTGGGAAACAGGAAAAAGAGTTGCCAGAACAGCCGTCACATCAACTCTTAAGACGCATCAAAGCCGGCTTTATTGTCGAGGCGAAATGACATGTACGCCACGGTAGATGACGTGAAAAAACGGTCTGCTTTTGCAGAGGTGAAAGCTTTGCCGGATGTAGACATCGACTCCTATCTTTTCAGGGCGGCGCGGTGGATATATTACTCTACGAAAGTAGATTACTCTGAAACGGCAGATCCCGGCATCTTGGAAGATTTAAAGACAGCATCCATCCATCTAGTAGATTTGTTGTGGTACCAGGATAACGTGGATGTGAAAGAAGCAGGCATGGCGAATCTGCAAAGTGAGAGAATTGGATCCTATTCCTACACTGCAATGGAAAAGGCAGCACCTGGGGGAAAAACTGGTATTACCGAATTGGACATGATTTTAGATGGGCTAAAGCCAACGCTTACCGGTTTCGGCTTTTTCAATGTATCAGGGCCGGGTGATTATCAATGAGATTTGAAAGCTTATTAATCCATCGGTGCACACTTGTAAAACATGTCCTTATTGGCAAAGACGACTACAATCAGGATATCTATGAGGATGTCCTGGTTGAAAACGTCCCCTGCCGAGTTGACCAGGTGAAAAAGTTTGTTTCCCGGGATGATAACGGTGAAAACTATATCACTCAAAATGTCTTATTTACCGGCTTCACGCAGGCACTGAACAATGATATGAGAGTGCGTGACATTAAAGACAAGCAGGGCAATATGGTTCTGGCCGGTGAATATACGCTCGAGAGTGCACAGCCGGTCTATGGTCGCGTCAGGCTCCATCACTACGAAGCAACTTTGAAAGGAAGTGAGTAGCTTGGGGGACATGAATTTTAATTTGAAGATAGACAAGAAAACAGCAAAATATTTTCAGAAGACAATGCCACACAAGTTGACGGAAGCGAAAAACCGCGCCGTTGAAGCAATGGGAAAGGTGTGGGCAGACGAAACGAAAGAATTAACTAGAAACGAAGGCCATATACAAACCGGTCTTTATGTCAATTCAATTGGATATAACACTGGTTCTCCTGCTTCTGATGGCGATGTTATTCATAAAATTGTTGATAAAAATGGGAAAACAATTCTTGAAACAGGTTCAAATGTCGCATATGCAGGATATTTGGAAAAGAAATATAACCTTATGGCCCGTGGACTTGATATATCAAGTGAACGGATGCAAAAGGTTGCAAAAACGCAAATCAAAGATACGCTGTTCGGATAGGGGGAGAACTAAATGATCGACTACGTGGATCCGGTTCCTCCTGTCCTAAAGTTTTTCGGGGTATACATGCCGGATGTTCCAACGTACGGTAATTCCATTCCCGCAACAGCTAAGCTACCCGTTCTGCTCGTTAGAAATGCGGGGGGTAGCGATTATACCAGATTACAGTTATTAGCCCGTGCTGACAGTCCTGTGCAGGCCACACAGGTACTTATTAGGGCAATGAATACATTAGAGCGATATGCCGGCAATATTCAGGGGCTAGCCGTTACTTGGTGCCAACATGAAAGCTCTCCAATCGCGGATATGGACGAGGATACCGGTAAGCCAGAAGCATGGTGTTATATGAAATTAAAAAATATCGAAGCATAGGAGGAAATGGCATGGCAAATTTTCAAAAGATTAATAGCAAACAGGCGTCCATTTATGGCGGCCCCGGCCGGCTGCTTGTGGCCCCGTTTGGAATGGCACGTCCAGAAAAGTTGTCTGATATCATCGACTTAACGACATATGAAGCAAAAGACGGATGGAAGGATCTTGGAGCGACCAACGATGGTATTGCTGTTTCTCGCGGATTTAAAGCTGACGACATCGAGGTTGACCAATCCACCGAACCGGTTGACCAAGTCATTACCGGGTTTACTAGCTCACTTTCTACCAAACTTGCGGAGCCAACGATTGACAACCGTCAACTAACTTGGATCGGCAGCCAAATCACAGATGTTCCGCCTGTGTTGGGTTCACCTACTACGCTATCAAATCCTGTTGCTGCTGGAGCTACAGTGCTGACCGTTGCTGCAGTTACCGGATTTACAGCTAATGGATACTTAAAACTTGGTGACGAAGTGAAAAAGATTGCTGCAGTAGATGCTGCAAATACAAAGATCACTTTAAAAGATCCTCTGACAGCAGATCACGAAGCTGGTGCAGAAGTATCACCAGTAACAGAATTGGGCTATAAAAAAATGAGTTACGGTGCACCTTCTGAGGTTCCAGCATTTATGGTTGCCTTGTTATCGCTCAAAAAAGACGGCACATTATATGGCATTGTTTTTTACAATTGCAAAGTAAGTGGGGACGACTCGGAAACTACCTTTGAAAAAGGGCAAAGATTATTACCTCTGCAGATGAATGCCCACACAGTAGACGATCTGCCGGAAGATCAAAATGTCATGATTGAATTTGAACAGGTGATCTAAGGGGGAAAATTAAATGGCAAAGAAAACAATTGAATCGTTGGATTTAGAACCAAAAATCATTGGATCCGTTGAGCTTAGTGACGGATCCTCTTTTAATATTCCGAAGCTGACTAACAAAAGACTGCTGCAGGCCGCCCGGTTTTTAGTAACGGACGGCATGGAAATTTATTCGGCTATTGGCGAAAACCTGGATAATATGTCCGAGGCAGCACTTGTTGTGCAGGCACTTGATGGGTTAGAAGACGAACAAATTATGAAGCTACTCACAATTATGTTTGATGTCCCAGCTGAGGAAGCACTGGAAATGAGTCCAATTGATACGATCTTAATTGTTACAAAATATCTGGAATTAGTAGATTTTAAAAAGGCTTTTACGGCGGTCCGGAAGCTGACGCAGATGTTCAAACCAGCAGCGTAAATTCCGGACAGGAAAATTCATTCTTTGACGATATAGAAATCTTTTTTCAAAACATGGTTGAAATGCTAGAAGTTGTCTCTTCACACTTCGGGTACACGGAAGAATACGTGCTTGACAGGACGCTACCGTGGCTGAAAAGAAAGTACCAGCAGGCCAGCAGAGAAAAGTATGAACAACGGCAGATCATGAGTGAGGAAACCATGCGGGGCGTTCTGGCCGCGGTAACTAACCTATTTGGCGGGAAAAATGTCGAAAAGATTTTGTTGCCGGCATATGAAGAGGAGACGAACGAAAATATAAAATCCACCGATGAATGGGTCACTACACAGTGGTGGAAACCAAAGCCTGCGAGTTAGGCTTTTTTATTTTGTTTTAGACGGGAGGTGGAACTATGGCAAATAATGTCGGCTCGGCTAATGTTGAGATCAGCGTGGATGACGGCAAGGCGAGAGGCAAGATAAAAAGCTTTTTCAGCTTTTTAAAAAGCACTACCAAAATTGCCAGTGGTGTGGCAGCGGGAATCGGTATTTTTGAAGGTATTTCTTCAGCAATTAAGGGCGCCAGTGAATCCACAATTGGTGCCAATGCTGACATGGAAACATACCTAAACACCCTTACTGTCGTCATGAAAAGCCATAAAAAGGCTGCTCAAACGTTAGCTTGGGCCAAAGACTTTGCTAACAAAACACCTTTCGAAACGGATGAAATTGTAGATGCTACGGCAAAACTGCAATCGTATGGCATGAACGCAAAGAAAATATTACCGCAGATTGGCGATATGTCGTCAGTAATGGGCAAGTCGCTTGATCAGGGTGTAGAAGCTATTGCAGATGCTCAAACTGGCGAGCTCGAGAGGTTGAAAGAATTCGGAATAACGAAGGATATGATCGTAAAACAGGCCCAGAAAATGCGTCTTGGGATGGTTGTGAACAACAAGGGACAAATTACCGATCAGAAGAAATTTAACCAGGCATTATTCGGATTAATGAAAGAGCGGTACAGTGGTGGCATGAAGATGCAGTCGCAGACATGGAAAGGGATGTTGTCCAACATCCGTGGCTTTATGTCCACAGCCATGCAGCAGCTGTCTCAACCGATCTTTCAAAAGTTGGAGAACGGATTGCGAAAGATCATGCCACTATTTGACGGGTTAACCGGTTTAATGAGTGGTGATACAAAAGCCTTTGCTGATTCTCTTAACAAAGTTTTCGGTGAAACCGCCGGTCAGAAAATATTTTCCTTTTTTGGATATGTCAAGCAGGGCGTTGACCAGGCCAGGCAAGTACTAGGGACATTTAAGAAATTTGTTTCCGGTGTTTTTGCTATTTTTACCGGCGACACTGGAAAGGGAGTATCAATTTTATCACGGCTCGGATTAACGCCGGATCAGATAGCTTTGGTCGTAAGTGCGGTAAATGTCATAAAATCTGCAATTTCTGGATTTATTGCTTTTACAATCGCAAGATTCCAGGCAGTAAAGTCTTTTATTATTGGACTGATTAGCTTTTTGATGCCGTACATTCAGCCGGCTCTAATGGCGGTATTTGGCTTTATCAAGTCCATAATTAGCCAAATACAAACGTTTTGGCAGCAAAACGGTGCTATGATCATGCAGGCCGTCCGAAATGTAATGACCGTTATTGTGGGCATTATCAAGTTTCTCATGCCGATAATCGCGGTAATCGTGCGGCAAGTCTGGGGCAATGTAAAAGGTGTCATCCAGGGCGCCTTAAATATAATCATGGGCTTGATTAAGATTTTCGCCGGTCTTTTTACCGGTAACTGGAAAAAGATGTGGGAAGGCGTCAAGCAGCTTGTCAAAGGCGCAGCACAGTTTATCTGGAACTTAATCAATCTAATGTTTGTGGGCCGGATAATCAAGACCGCCAAAGGATTTATAAACGGTTTCAAGGCTATCTTTTCCGGTGGATTAAATGCGGTTAAGGGATTCTTTTCCAATTTCAGGACGAATATTACTAATATAATAAGTAAGGCAATAAACTGGGTCGTAAGCTTTACAAAGAACGGCTTCACAAGAATGAAAAATGGTATAGGCTCGATCATGAGTGGAGCCAAAAACCTAGTCTCAAAAGCCTTTTCTAGCATGGTTAGTGGTGCCAAGGCTTTACCGGGGAAAATAGGATCCGGAATAAAGTCGATGGCCGGAAAAGCACTAAGCGGAATCAATCATTTGCGAAATAAAATGATTGACGGCTTGGCTTTTGGCGTTAATGGCGTCATTTCCGGGATCAACTGGGTTTTGGACAAAGTCGGTGTCAAAAAGAGACTGAAAAAATGGACACCACCTGCATATGCAAAAGGCACCGGCGGTCATCCAGGCGGCCCAGCAATCGTAGGAGACGGTGGAAAGAGGGAACTTATCCGTACACCAGATGGGAAGCTGATGCTGTCTCCTAATACAGACACGATGGTAAATCTCCCGAAAGGTTCGGAAGTATTGGATGGCAATACAACTGAAAAAGTATTGTCTGGAAAGCTTCCGTTCTACAAAAAAGGAATTGTCGGGAGCGCATTTTCTTGGATAAAAGACACAGCCCTGGATATTTGGGACTATGCATCGCACCCAGGTAAGTTGTTAAATAAGCTTTTGGATAAAGCGGGCGTAAAATTGCCGGATATTCCTGGTGCTTTCGGATCCATAATGAAAGGTGGATTTTCGCTCGTAAAAAATAAGGCTGCCAACTTTATTAAAAATAAGATGGCAGTCGCTGGTGATCCGCCGGGTAAAGGTGTAAAACGCTGGACAGCAACCGTTAAAAAGGCATTATCAATGAATGGATTGCCGACGACAGCGGAATATGTAAACGCATGGTTGCGGCAGATCCAAACCGAATCAGGTGGTAATGCTAAGGCTGTGCAGCACGGGTACACTGACATTAACACGCTAACTGGCAACCTTGCCCGTGGCCTCGTCCAGGTAATTCCGCCGACGTTCCGGGCTTTTAAATTTAAGGGGTTTGGCAACATCATGCGTGGGCTTGACAACCTGCTGGCAGGGATCAATTACGCGAAACACCGTTATGGTGTTAAAGGCATGTTGAGTGTCATCGGTAAAGGGCACGGCTATGCAAAGGGTACGAAAAACCACCCGGGTGGCGATGCTGTATTAGGAGACGATTATGAGTCTGAATTATATATGCTACCGGATGGAACGGTCGGATTGAGCCCGAACAGGCCGACATTGTTTAAACGGTTTCCGAAAGGTGCTAAGGTGCTCTCGGGAAGCAATACACTGAAATTCTTGAAGTCTATTCCGCAGTACGCTGCTGGAATTGGCACTATTCCGCAGGTAAAACTGCCGAGTGTTTCCGGCATACTTAGCTCAGCAACCGGACAATTAAAGAATTTAACGCAGCAAATTAATATCAATCTTAACGGTGACCAACATTTTTACTATGAATCTGATGTTGATAATTTCTCGAAGCAACTGGCTGATAGGGTTACGGCATCATTGTACCGGAAAGGAGAGAGAGCATGAGGATCCCCGAGTATCTCAGCAGCAACTTTAAGATTATTAGACTGGATGGGACAACCTACGACATGCGTGAATGTGGCATCCTGGTAAAATCCTTCATCGTTGACTCTCCTTCCCCGGTGCATAGTAGAGAGACGATCGAAGGACGCGACGGTTTTATTGACATGGGGACAACATACGACGGACGAACAGCACATGCCGAGCTGCAGTTGATGTCAGTCGATATCCCGGACTTTGCTTTATTCAGAAACGAGGTTTTCCGAATGTTTGACAGTCGGGAATATTTTTATCTGATATGTGACGCAGAGCCCGGGAAACGGTGGCGCTTTAAATATGACAGTAAATATTCAATAGAGCAGAAAGCAAAGAGCGGCACCTTTTCAATTGATTTCATAAGCGACTCTGCATATGCGGAGAGTGTTGGCCGGACAGACACGGACCCGGTTGACATGGACTCGGATGCATGGCAGGCGGTAGGCGGCGGTCTAGTAATGGACGAAGATCTTATCTATAAATGGTCGCAAAGCAGCTTTCGAATTTACAACGGCGGGGATGCTATTGTGGATCCGCGTCAATATGAGCTGATAATCAAATTTGAAGGTGCCTCAAGTGGCCTGCAGATTAAAAACACAACAACAGGAGAGACATTTAAATATAGCAAAAGCACGGCGGCCGGCGATATTCTTACAATAAACGGGCCGCGTGTACTGCTTAACGGTGTATCATCGCTAAGAAATTCCAACCGCCAGCTGTTAAGAATTGTCCCAGGATGGAATGACATACAAATAAGCGGAACCAGCGGATCCTTTACCATTACTTTTGGATTTCGCTGGCTTTATTTGTGAGGTGACTTTATGGATGCATTTGTACGTTCACTGACAACTGGACAGGAAGAAATGATCCTTGATGCAGAAATCACGCGGAAAAACACCGTTAACGGCGAGAAAACACTCGATGTCACGGCGCGACTAACGGAGAGGGGACAGGATGCATTTGCGCTGCTGATGAACGAGAATTACGTGATCTATGGAGATGACGAATATGTCATTAAAAATCTTACACAGTCAACAAAAGGCCGGCGGACAGTAAAGACGTTTACAGCTGAGCACCGTTTTTATGAGGATTTAATCGCGAATTACATTTATGACACGCTGACTGGAACCTATTCGCTGAAACAGCTTTGTGATTTTGCGTTAAAGGGGACAGGCTATTCGGTTGAAATTGATTCTACCGGACTTGATAAATCGGTTGAGGTCGAAAACTTTGGGGATAACAATTCTTCTGCGCTTTTTCAGGATGCAATAGAAAAATTTGCTTGCGAATACGAGATAAATGGCAAGGTATTTAAAATTGCAAAAGAACTGTCTCGACATACCGACAATCAATTTCGATACCGCATGAACGTCCAGGATCCGCAGATGCAAATCGACACGACGAACCTCTGCACGTATATCCGCGGGTTTGGTAAGCAAAATGATAACGGAAGCTACGTAACAACAGCGGAGTATACGAGTCCATTGGCCGCGACTTATGGCATTAGGCATGCAACTCCTATTAGGGATGATCGGTTTACGCAACACGACAGTCTACTGGCATATATAAAATCACAATTGACAGACTCCATACCAATTACTATCACATTGACTGCGCTGCAACTGGCTAGTCTTGGCGTGCAAGATGTTCGTAAGGGTGACTACTGCTTTGTAACAATTGAGCCGTTTGGTATTGATCTCGAACTAAGAATTACGGAGGTTGACGATTACAACAACCCGAATAAGTCCCCTGCCTATACATTTGGTACGCGGCAGAAAAAGGCAGAAGATGTGCTGGCCAAGCTGACAAAAACGGCGTCATCATTTGCCGGCGTAGAGAAAAAGGCATCTGAGGCGCTTACAATGGCAGGGGCTGTAAATGCAACAGCTGTAAGAATCGGAACCGTGGAAGGTGAAGTCAATGACTAATATCAGATCCCTGCAGGATCCTGATGGAAATACATTTTACCCACGTACGCACGCACAGGCAGTAAATGGGCTGTCTGACGCTGTGTCAGAGCAGATTAATTATCCGGTTACAAGCGTCAACGGGAAAACCGGTGATGTAATGGTAAATAAATCGGATGTTGGTTTGAATTATGTCGATAATACGGCAGATATGGACAAACCAATAAGCACAGCTATGCAAGCAGCACTAGACCAAAAGCAAGACAAAATTATAGTATCTCCAAACGGTAATAAATTTGTGCTTACTGTTGCTGATGATGGAACTTTATCAACTACACCATATGTGGAAAGTGGGGGCGAGGCATAATGCGATGGCCATATGAAAAAATTGGAGTCACGACAACAAGGGCATTTCGCAATTTATTAAACAAGATCCATGGAGATATTGCGGACGACATGCAAGAGCATAAAGACCGAGCAGATAACATCCAAGCCCAGGTGAATAATCTTGTCGCGGACGGCGACAGCAGCCCAGAGGCAGCACAGGCAAGGGTTGGGGCAGACGGGACAAATTACACGACTTTAAAGCAAAGGTTGGACGCAGAAAACCAAAGTGTTACCGCGCAGTTGGCGGAAACTGGGGTATATCCAAAAGAATTGGGGGCGGCCCTTGATGGGTCATCGAACGATACTGGTTATATCAATCAAGCAATTGCTTCTGGGAAAAAACTTTACGGAGTAGGCAAAGCAATTGTCACCAGTCTTGAAGCTCCATACGGTTTTGACTCTTCTGACACATTGAAAATAGTAAGACAGTCTGACGGTTATTTGTACAACTCATATGCCGACAAATATAATCGCCTAGTTTTTGGACAGGAATATTTATCTTATTACCATCGTAGGATAGCGTCCGGGAGTAGTACAAAAATCGTAATGACTGGGGATAGTACTACCGAAGGTATCGGCTTATTGAGCGGATATAAAATTACCGATTTAATCGCAACTTTGGCGAAAAACGATGGATTTTATAATGTCAGTGTTGTCAATCGCGGTCAATCTGGAAAGACATCGTGGAATTGGATAAATGATTACCTTAGTGATGATCTTGCTTTTGCTCCAGATTTGATGATCATTCGCTGGGGAATTAACGACCCAGCTATGGGCTCAGATTTAGATGATTACATGAAAAATATGAGGACTGGGCTACAAACGATCCGGAGCAATAAAACATATGCCCAAATGTCAGTTGTGCTAATGATGCCAAACTCTACAAGCGATACAGCACATGGTAGAGACGAGGTTTGGTATGAAAGCATGGTTAATGGGCTAAAAAGACTAGCAAGAGAATTTCAGTGTTGTTTTATCGATACTTATGCATACCTGCAGTCAAGTCGGAATGCTTTTGACTATATGGATAGCGCTTATGGTGGGTCAAGCAGCATCCATCCTAAAGAAATTATGAATATTTGGATCGCTGATATTATTTATGAAACTGTGTTCCCTAGAGCTTTGAAGTTGTTATATGCTCAACCAGAGCCCTCACCTCTTACAGGGAGTTTACAAAACGGATGGTCGGCCTTGAACGATTTCCGGACGCCTGGGTATTGGATAGAAAACGGCTCACTGAAACTTAGAGGCGTTATTACCGGTGGAACAACAACGCCAGGTACTCTTCTTTTCACACTTCCTATAACTTTAGCAACTGCAACATTTTTGCAAGTCGGAACTAGAGGGGGAGGAGGCGTACTTTTAATAGGGGTAGACGGGTCAGTAAAAGTCGAAAATCTGATCGCACCAGCTAGCGGGACCCAGTGGATTTCATTCGATGGATCTGAGGTAAAACTAAACAGAAATGTTATTACATTACCATAG